CCGCTTCATTCGCCATCCTCCACCCTTGAGCCATCCGACGCGAGAGCAATGCCAAGCAATCCCGTCACGACAATGTTTCCCGCATCCATTCGGACGGAAACTCGCTCTCTGACAGCGATTGCAACCGCACTCTTCATTGGGGGCGGAGGCGATATGGCAAATCGCATATCGGGTTTTGGGGGAGGTCCGTTCGATGCCATTATTCCGGATCCTCCAGCCCTCTTGGGTCGCCCGGACCTAGCGTGCCATCGGGCAGGATATCGTATTTGATATGATCGAGCTTTTGGGCGCCCATCGGCTTATCGGCTTTGGGTCGCATCAAGTAGCCTGCGTAGAACGCCGCCCCTGCGATCGCCGCCAAGAACGCACCCACGCCAAAAGGCCCTGCCCACAGGACAAGCTGAACGATGTACCAAGTAAGTGGCCCGATTTCGCTCATTTACCACGCCCTCAAAAAATAGGTCGCCAAATCTACCATTTTCGCTTTCCGATCTCGAATAAAATCCATCCAGTAAACCCGTAAAGCCCGGTTGTAAAAACAATGAAAAAGGTTTCTATGGCTTTTGCAAACATTACCACGCCCCCGAAATTTCTCGATTGATTCGTGCTATTTCTGCTTCACGCCCCGCAAACGTCACTGGCAAATCAAGCTTGTCGATTGCCGAGTAAACCTTATCAAGAGCCTCGCGATTTTTCCCGCCCGCATTGTCGGCAATGAACTTGGTCCATTGCTCTTGGTTGGCAATTTCGCCGGTTTCGATCTTCGCTGCCGCATCCAGGAAAGCTTGCTTGTACGCCGCCCTGATTGATGGAATCGTCGACCGGACCACGGCAGTTACCCCGGCAGGCTTAGATGGATCGCCCCCTTCCCTTGGTTGTTGGTTCATCGCGTAGAGGACCAAGCCCCCAATGATGAGCCAAGGAATCCAATTGTCTTTTTGCTTCGCCATCGTCACTCCAATTAGGCCCCCCTGCCAACTCACCGAGCCCCTATTGCTGCGTAGTTTCGGGTTGGCGAGGGGGGTTATTCGTCGTCGCTTTCGTCAAACGGTTCGCCCGCCCCGACCGTTGCCGATGGGCTTTCAACCTTGTTTTGCTGCCACCAAATCCACAATTTCAACGCGATCTGGATAAGTAAAAACAACGTAGCCGGGTCGATGCCTACTGGCATTTCTGGGTGCGACGCAAAGAGAAGCTTTTGCGCGTCCTCATCGCCGTCAACCGCCTGTTTGACAAGCTTGGCGACTTCGGCGTCGGTCTTGCTGGCAATCCAGATTTCCCTAGCCGCTCGGCGTGCTGCAAATCGATCTGCAAGTTTCAATCGGCTCACTTTGCCACCTCATCGGGCTTGGGCAGGGGTCGTACCGAATCGCCTACGATCCAGGCTCCAATAACCCAAACAAGTTGCTGAATCTGATCTTCGGACAGTGGTACGCGATCCTTGAGGACAACCACGGCAATCGTAGCCGCTGCCGCCCAAAATCGTTTGCTCTTGACAAGTTCGCCTAAGTTCATGGTTTTTCTCCTTTCCAACATCTTATCCCCAGTCAAGGGGCTTGACAATCACCGGGGGCCCGAATTTCGCTTTTGCCGCTTCCTAGCCACCGGCTTGGACTTTGGCCGCCCTCGCCCGGGTCGCTCTCTGCCAAGGTTATGCCGAGCGTTTATTGCGTCAAAAACCAAGTAGGCGAACGTCCAGCCTTTTTTCTTGGCGATTGCACGCCATAAAGCCAGATCCTCCTTGGGTTGGCTAATGTTGATTCGTTCCATTATTGAATCACCTCAATTTCCGTTCCAATCGAATCGTAGGGCCCGCCAACGTACCACTTCTCGACCGTGAGCCTGTACACTTGCCCGTCGTCATTGTAGGCGATTTCGTTAAGGGCATCGAGGATTGCTTTTCCAACATTGTCTAGGTCGGGCTTTGTGGTCTTTGGCTCTGTATATTGCCGTCGCTTTTTGCTGTGACTCTTGGGTCGGTCGAACAAACAAACAATCTTGATCGATACCGGCCCCTCTAGCACCTCGCCGCCTGCGTTGACGTAAGCCAACCTGACTGCTTGCTTGTACGCATGGATGGGATGGTCTCGTTCTGTGTAAGCCCTTGCAAAGCCGCCTTTGGTTGAGACCTTAGCCCGTGGTTGCGCTATCGGTTCGCCTGGGATGAAGATTTTCATTCGCCCACCTCCTCAATCCTTTGAACCGTAATCGACCCGTCCTTTTCGACTGAGCAAATCTTGCACAAAACGCCCTCGATTCGCACTTTGCGCCCGACGTAGAAAATCGGGTTAGGTTGCCACTCGCAGGTTATTTTGATTTCTTGAGGCTCACCGAGGTTAATTCTCGGGGAGGTAAACTTGATTGTGTCTTGGCCTAGCGGCTCAAGTCTTATCGGCCCTTGAGGCTCGAACGTGACACACACAGGTCTTAGTGTTGGCTTGTCGCTCATTCGCCCACCTCCTGAATCAATCGATCCAAGTACCACCGAGCCTTTTTCAAATCATTAACGCCGCCCTTCTTGTCGTACCGCCAAAGGTACTTTATCGCGTTGCCGCGAAGGTAGCCAAGAAAGCCGCCACCTAGAGCCGCTTTCATCGCCTCGATGCACTCGATGCCGCCTTGCTTGTAGTGCGAAGGGTTGATGGGGTCGCTCGAACTATCCGGGATTTCCGGATAGTTGGCCGGCTCGACGGGTCGGCAGTCCTCAGCAAGAGCCCAAAACGGGGCACCTCCAGAGCAACCTTTAACCTGAAAACCGTCGGGGAGTGCTTGCTTGACTTCGCATTGAACCCAAACCTTATCGCCCACTTTCACTTGCTCACTCACCTTGCACCTCGATTCCTTTGCTGTGTTTTTCCATTGCCAAACCGTAAGCCTCCGCTGTTGCCAGCACAACGCTATCCGGAACTCTAAACCAAACAATATCTCTCAAGCCATTCCTGGCCTTAGCGACCCTTCGTTCTTCCTCTATTCGCTCAAGCTTTTCTTGCGTTGCAATCTCGGCTTGATTCCATCGACCCCCGCCGCGCTTTGTCAAGTCCGGATTAAACTCATAACCCTCGGCCTTGATTCTCCCGCTCTTGGTAATGCGTTCGATTGTCAGGACTTCGGCGTATCGATCATGCCGCAGGATTAGCTTATCGCCAACCTTCACTTGGCCGCCCTCCTTGCTGGATGGTTTTTCGTTGTCAATTTCGTGATCCATTGCCTAAGCTCCTTGTTTCTTGCCTGTAGTAACTTCACCCTCATTTGCAACCGGAACACCTTGTCCCGGAGTTTGCGGGTCTTTTCGTCGTCGTCGGTCATCGTCGCACCTGAGCCGCTGCCAGTTCCGCTAGAACTTGGTCCCGCGTCGCGTAGTGTTCCGCTTTCGTGATCTTGCCAAGTTTGCACAATTCGCCCGATTCGAGCACTCTGGAAATGTACGGCCGTAGCGAAACATGACTGTAGTTGCCCGTCGGCTCTTCACGGTTCCGAATCATGTCAACGAGTTGCGTCTTGCGTGCGTTGACTCGATCCTGCAAAACAACCGCTCTGAGGTGCAAGGCGAAATCGCCCAGCTCGTGAAAGGTCGGCCTTGGCAATTCGTCGCGACTCCATCGATGAACAACCGAAATAGCCTCTTGGGTTGTTACGTCCCTGAGCGTGATCGACCAAGCATCAAGCGTTGCTATTAGTTTTGGGCTCGCGCTGCTCAAATACGTGTTCAGGCTTGGAAAGTGGATTAATGCCACCTCCAGGAAAAAACTCCGATTCTCAGACAAGTCCATTCTTTACGTCCTCCAGTAGTTGAGCCGTCTTTTCCGCTGCCGATAGCTTTCTGCCGCCTTGAGGCCCTGCCGTCGATCCACCCTTGCCACCGCCATTATTTAGCATCCCTTGTCCGCCGTCGTCATGGCAAATGTTCTTGGCCCCGATGCGGATTGAAAACTCGATGTCTTTTAGGGCCTTAGCCTCGCCCCTTCGGAGCAGATCCATGATGATCGCGTCAGCTTGGGCCTCTGGCATCCACTGCCCGTCTTTGGCGAATCGAAAGTCCAGCCATCGGACCCAATCTTTTTTGAGCCAATCAGGCAATGTATCTATATTTGAATACTCTTCTCTTCTCTTCTCTTCTCTGGTCCCCTGTTCCGTCCCGGTTTTGTCCCCCGGTTTGTCCCCCTTGCTAGGGGACAGCTTTATACGCTGCATAGCCTTTTTTTTCTGGCCTTTTGCACGTTCTTTCGCGCTTTTTGACAGGTGAACCTCGTACCCGGGAATCGAAACTACGCCATCCTCGACGTACAGCCAGCCGACCGAAACTAGAGCATCCGCGAAACCGTCCCTCCCTGCGACCCTATCTAGTCCCTTTTTTGTCCCCTTCACTTGGGGACAATCTGGGGACAGATTCAGGTCGACCCATAGCCAAAACGCGACTAGGTGCCCCACCACCTCATAGGGTGAAGCGTCGAGCGTGTCGGCCAGCAGCATAACCTCGGGCTTGCCCAATAGCCCATGCTCGATTTTGATCCAATCACCGGCCATCATTTCACCCTCAGTTAAAACCACCAAACAATAATCTAGCCGCCGTGTTTTTTGAGTAGGTCGTGAGCATCCCCGAAAGCCTGTTCCGCTTCGTCGATATGCTGCCAACCTGCGAGAGGCTCCGCATAGGTCAGCACCTTCCGCAGCACCTCCAGCAACTCTGGAGCCTCGGCCATAAGTTCGGCATTGGCTTTCTGTTCTTCCAAGGATATGCCGAGAAACCCTGTAGAGGCAATAAATTGATCTTTGGTGTGAATCGACCAATGTGTCCATTTTGCCCCAATGACTTTTTCAACCACCCACGGCCCCTTGGTAAATTTCGATTCTGCCATCATGTTTCCTTTCAAGTTAAACCGACTTTAAACCCATCGCTGAACAAGCATCCGAATGACGTTGTTGGCAAGCGACTGAGCCTTGGCGGCCTCGTCGGTATGCGGCTTGATTCGACCGCTTGCCACATTGTCGTAGTGTGAAGCTAGCTGCCTTAGTTCGTCAGCAAGCAACCTTGCCGACCTATATGCAGAATTTACAACCTTCTGATCTTCGTCGCACAAATCGCACATTTCATTCGCTCCAATTTAAACCACCGAACAACCGCCCCACACGGAGCGTAAAAGAGCCGCCCGCCCGTTAGAACGGACGACCCTGGGGGCAAGCGATAGGCTTACCAACGGTCGTTTGGGCCGATTAAACCCGGCACGATCCGCGCACCAGTCCGTGAGGAAATTCCTCTTAGCGGGATTCTTGCCAGTAGACAGCAAGCACCTTTGCCGAGGTGGACCAGCCTCATTGGGGTCTAGTCAAAGGCAAGTTCAAGCATTGGCTGATCGCTAGGTTCTTGGCCTTGTACGGCTCGCTCCAGGTTGCGTTTGGCTTGCTCAAAGTATTCCGGCTTCAATTCGCAACCGTAAAATCGTCTCGGGTCTTTGATTGCTTTTTTGGTCTTTGGCGATCGACCGCCGAGCGAAACATAACCTTCGGACCCAATCCCCGTAAATGGGCTAAACACAATTTCGCCGGGGTTCGAGTAAAGCAAAACGCACCGCCGAATAACTTCCAATTGAAGGGGGCAAATGTGCTTGGTGTCGTCCTCGGTTTTCGCCTCTTTCGTGTTAAGCGTGTCGGTCTCCTGGATGTCGCTCCAGCAGCCCTCAGCCCAGTCGATCCAGTCGTTTCGGCTTACTTGGCTTTCGGAGTCGATCTTGACTTGATTTTCACCCGGCTTGCGGAACTTAATCAGGTAGTCTTGAAGCGTCCCGCGTTGCGCCGCTCGATCGTTTTCAAGACCTGAGAATTGAAGCTCCCTTGTTTTGGTTCGGATCGCTTGCGCCTGAGGGTTCTTGCGAACGCTCCAATCGTATTCGTAGGTAAGCCCTGCCCGCTCGCCCAAGCGAATATTAAGCCCTCGGAAGTCGCACAGACCAACGCCGCCGGATCGCTTCATTCGAGGAATCTGGCAAACGTGGACGATAGCCGCCCTTCCAGGCTTTAGTACCCTTGCAAACCCAGAGAAGAAAAACCCAAGATGGATCTTGGCTTCGGTCCCCATCGCGTCGACGTTGCCAATGTCCGATACCGAATCGGTGTAGGCATAGAGGCTGGGGAATGGAGGGCTAAACACCGCGAAATCAACGCTAGACTCTGGCATTTCTCCGAGCATGTGAGGGATGCAATCGCCATGATGGATCGCCCATTGCTCATCGTTCTGTAGTAGTTCCGTTTTCATCTTTTTCAAGTTCCTTGATATGGTTCAATAGCTCAATAATCATCGCGGATAAAGATCCGCTTGTCCCGGTCCAACAGTTGGCCGGTCCAAATCTTCGAGCGTGTTGCTCGATCTCAATCATTCGTTCGACCGAAACCTTCATGCCCGATCTCCTTAAATAGCCGCATCTGCTCGTTCGTGTCATGATCGACTCGATCCGCTTTGCGTAGAACATTCTCGACAAAAGGCACTTCCAATTCAGTAACCGGAATATGGACGTTAAGCGGCTTTGTCGATCCGATACGGTTGGATCGCTTTACGCCCTGGTAGTATTCCTCGTAACTGTCCTTGAGGCCTGACCAAACTTGCCGAGTGCAAACTTGCAGATTCAACCCAAACCCAAGAATCTTGGGCTTGGTAATCAACGTTTTGACTTCGCCGGATTTAAACCGACGTATCGCCGATTCCCTCGCGTCTTCTTTAGTGTCGCCACTGACCGAAACCGCATCGGGAAAAATACGCTCCATCTGCTCTTGCTCGTCGTTGTAGTGGCACCAGATAATCGACGACTCATCCGGCCATGAATCGACTAGCGATCGAATGAAGCCGTTTTTGTTCGATGCCATGCCGTTCTTGCCTTTGGCAATCTGCGATAGCTTGCCCCGCGTCCCGATGCCGCCTACTGACGTGGTGACTAGATCGCCCGTGAGCATCTGCGCCGCTTGTCGTTGTTCGTCGGTCAATTCGATATGGTGAACGTGGACGATGATCGGAGGCGTCACGCCGACATTGTCTTTCCACCCGTAGACCGCCGGATTCGTCAAGAATATCGACCAATCCGAAAGCGACTTGTAAAACGGCCTCAATGCGTGAGGCTTCAGTTCCCATCGGTTTTGAGTCTCCCCTCGATTGATAAAGTAGCAGGCCAAAAACTCATTGACAGTCTTGGCTCGATCCAGAAACACCGCATGATTCGCGTACTCGATCCGGTCGTTTGGTGCAGGTGTACCCGTTGCGCATAGCTTCCATTCAAGGCCCCGGCCCAGTTCGATAAGCCTCGTACCCCATGCCCCGTAATGGCTCTTGAGCATCGAGCTTTCGTCGAGGATAAGCCCCTTGAGATTGCCGCGACGCAAGCCATCTCGGATCGCTTCGTAGTTCGTCACGCCGATCTGAGTGTCAATCGAGTCGTTGCTATCGAGCCAGTGTTGCAAGTCGCTTGCCCTGACCCTTCCGATACTGAACGATTCGCCGTAGAACCGCAAGGCCTCGGCAATTGTCTGCTCGCAAACCATAAGCGGAGAGACGATTAGAATCTTGCCGCCGCTTTGCTTCGCTGCGTGCCTTGCGAACTCAAGAATCATTAACGTCTTGCCCAGTCCGCAATCCGCGAAAATTGCGTACTTGCGTTTTTTGATCGCCAGCCTAACAATGTCCCGCTGGTAGTCAAAAGACTTCTCACATGGGTCGTAGTTGAGCTTGCGCCCTCTGGCCTTCGAGCCGAACGCCTTGGCGTATTCATCCGGCACGATCGCCGCCGATCCTTCCCAGTGGTAAACCGGGGTCTGCCGCAGCTCCAAAAACTGCAAGTAGCTTGCAATCGTTTTTCTGTCGAATGTAATTTTCATCTATCTACCTCCAAAGAATTGAAACTTAAAACTTCCATCTACCAAAAATCTCGACCAGCAAAAAACCCAACGCCGTAAGTTCCCCGCCGATGATAAGCGTCAGCAAGTACCATCCGTTTAGCCGGTCTAGCTTCCGCTCGATCCGGTCGAGTTGGTTTTCGTCGTCAGGGGGTTGGTAGGGGTTCATTTACCAGTACCTTTCCTTTGCGTGACCTTCTGCAATCATTCGGGCATTGATTGAATCCACGCAAAGTGTTTTCGGCGGTAGATTCGCCCGGAGGTCGCCGAGGTCGCTGTACAGCACCGCCAGAAACCGACCGTACTTATCACGCTTGGCCTTTGTCTTGTGCTGTAGCGTCTCAATGTAGATCGCCTCAAGGGGCTGCAGTACCTCCCGTAGCCACGCCTTAGCCTCCTTGCCCTCTGGGGTATTCATCTCCGGTGCATCAACGCCGTAGAGCCGGAATCGCTCTATGCGTGACGTATCGAACCCCAGGTCAATCACTAGGGCCACGGTATCGCCGTCGACCACGCGGATTAGTTCGGCTTTGTAGATGTAAATCATAGCTCCTCCCCTTCCGTGACTTCAAACGGTTCGATTTTTTTGATTGCAAACGCTCCAACCCCTTGAAAGACTTTCCTAGCTGTTTCATGGCTATAGAAAACGTCAAAATCGCCATTCTCGCGAACCACCATCCACGCAGCCCGCACCCGAACTGTTTTCTTTGGCGGAGGGGCTAGGTTAAGCCCGTGATCGGTATGCGCGTACATGTATCGCCCGTTGGCGTGCCAGCCCGCAGCGATCCAAATGCCGCTACTGCCTCGAATTCGCCCTGTGTATCTATAGTCCTCTTGCCCCTCGTTGATCGCATCAATGAAAGCCTCTTCTCCGTTGGCCAGCTTAACCGGCCCTTTTTCCCATTTAACTCCACTCATCTAACAATCCTCCAAGCTTTCGTATTTGCTTCGCAACATCTTCCCGCGCCGAATGGTTACTGTTTCCTCGCAGTCGTCGTCTAGGTCGTCGAAAAGATTGGACAAAACATGCTCGGCGTAATCCTCGGCTTCGTCTCGATTGTCAAACACAATCTCGTTGTTTTCCCCTTGCTTGTCCGGGCTAACGCACCAGACTTGAATTTCGTCGCTGCTAAGTGTTGGTTCCATTTGCACCTCAATTAAATCCATAGAGCTTTCCTTCTCAACCACATACCGCCCATCGCTCCGCCACGTCTCCTGAGCCCAGTCTGCCGGATCTTCGCTCGGCGGTTCGCTGCTGTGATTGCCGACTTCCCCGCGAAGGTCCCAGCCGTAGCCGTCTCCGTTAATCGGCTCGATGCCGCGCACCCAGTAGCCGCCGCGTGTGGTTTCTTTCCATTGCCTCATTAAAGCACCTCCGTTTTTTCGGTAAAAATACAGCCGTCCTCGTCGATCTGAAACAGAAATAGTTCGCCGTGAATTTTAACCACAGCGTTATCCTTACCGCACGCCCTCATAGCCTCTCGAAGTTTCTCGTCGGCATCGCTCATTCTTTCCATAGCTGCTTGCTCTGCGTCGCTAGCTAGCTTGTACGCCATCGCCGCCAAAGCCAAATCGACTCGCACCTTCGCGGGGCTAGGGGCCTCTGGTTCGATGGGAATTAGGTCGTATTGGCTTTCACTGCCCGGTGAAATCCTGCCGTCTTTGCTCCACTCGCAACGAACCACGAATCCTGAGTCCTCGACCTCGCCGCGCATCAGGAAATCCGAATCGGGTTCTGTTGCCGTGATCCGGGATAGATGCCCGCCTCTAGTTGTTGCTTGCCATTGTGTCATTGCTCAACCTCATAAAAAGATCCGTGAAATTCAATGCGTTTGCCCGCTTTGGTTTTGTAGCTGGTCCCGTGACTAAAGCTACCGATTCGCGTCAGGTCTTGGTAGTCGATGCCGTCGAAGTGTACTGTGTAGCGTTGGGGGTCGCTGGGTTCGGCCTCAAAGTATTTATTCGCCGCTACGCACAATGTCAGGATCGACGAAAACGCAAAGATCAAAATCAATTCGCGTTTCATTGCGTCACCTCATAGCCTTTTTCTGTGGCCGTGATCGTCTGGCCGTTCGGCAGTTTCGCTTTGAAGCCTTCTCTTAACTTGAATTCGATTTGCTCGACGCTCGAACTCACAACTTTAATTAATTGCCCGCTCGGAGTCTCGACCGTATCGCCGACCCGCAAAACGTAGTGCTTCGGCTCGGGCTCCGGCTGCTCGATCTTGCGCATAAAAGCCTCGGTAAGCATAACCTTATTGCCCCAGTACTCGTGACCAACTTCGAGCAAAGCCCCTTTTTCGTAGTACAGATCCCCGGACTCAAGCCTATCTCCGCTAACTAGCCATCGATGACCGCTCAGCAGTTGCTCGATGCGTCGGCGATACCAGCCGTTCCGATCTTGCGAATCTCCGGAGGGCCTACAGGTCTCATACCACTCGCCGGCCTTGAAAAACTCATCGCCGACAGCCACGGGCTCATCGGGAAACTTCCCAAGCAACCGATACCCCGGCCCTGGATCGGGCTTGTTCGTCCACCAGGAGGGTTCGCGGTAGACTTGGCATCTAGTCCACACAAACCCATCGCTTGAATGCCACAACGGCCTAACTCCAGTAGTCTGCCACCCTGAAAGCGTCCTGGTGGTCCACCCTTGCAAGTTATCATCCCGAAACCTAGCCTCAACCGTCTCCCCTGCCATCACCCGCGCAACATCTTCCGCCGTTGCGTTTTCCCAAAAATCCTCGATCTTTTCAGTAGTCATTATTTAGCCTCGCTTTCGCTTCTCACGTGCTCAACCGGCTCGTTCGTGTTTTTTCCCGTCTGCCATGTTCGGGCTTTGTTGATTGCCATCTTCGCGATTGCAAGATTAACCAAGCCTGGAAAAGATACCCTAGACCTGCGCGTTGCATCGAGAAGCAAAATAAAACAGTCTGCTAGCTCGTCTAGGTACTTTCGATCGCTGCCTCCGTGAGCCTCGAATGCCTCGTGAGCTTCGTTGGCTTCCTTTGCGAGATGCTTTAGCGTTCCAATTGGCCCGCGCTCTTCGTCTGTCCCGAATGTCTTTTGGGACCATTCCGATTGGGATTCAATCAGGTCTCCGAGGTTGTCGCAAAAACTTATCGGCTGTTTGTTGCCCTCAAGCATTCGGCAGCCGTCCTTTGGACTGCGCGTCGATGCTGGCTCGCGGTAGACTTGGCATTCGTAGAAGTAGTAAGGGTAGGTCTCCCACCTTCCTCGGCACGCCCTGAGCGAAAAGCCCGTAAGTTCACCCAGGTGCCAACCCCTGTTTTCATAATCCCGAAACCTAGCTTCCACCGTTTCGCCCTGCATCACCCGCTCGACATCCTTCGCCGTTGCGTTTTCCCAAAATGCCTCGATCTTTTCAGTCATCTTGAATCTCTCCTTTAATAATCTGTTCGCATTTCAAACAACTAGGCCTTGTCAATACGTTTCGACAACGCCCACACCGCCAGTATCGGCAAGTCGACTCGACCCCGTTGGTCGTCACAATTCGCGGCTTGCAAGGCTTGATGCTAGCCGCCAAAGCCGCTAGCCGTCTGTTGATCCGGATCTCCCTTTTAGGGTCGACCGAAGTTTCGATCATCCGCTGCCTGTGCTGGTCGGCCATCGCCTGATATTGAGCCGCCTTTTCAGGTCGCTTTTGCATCAAGAATTGGCAAATCTCGTAGGGGTCGCTGATTGTTTTTTTGATGCCAAAGCATTCCCGGCAACAGTTGCGATCCTTGAGCCGTGGTGGCGTTCCGCAAATCTTGCAGTGCTTTTGAGCAACCGGCTCGGCAATTACCTCGACGACAGCCTTTGCCGCCTCCGCTGCCTTAGCGTCAATCTCTCGGAAGTGTTCGATCCGAGCCAAATACCGCTCGGCTCGTCGCGGGATTTTCTTGGCGTGCCGAAGCAAAATCGAAATCCGATCAACGCCAAGCTCTGTCAGGTCTTGGCACTTCGGGCATTTGTCGACACCTGACGCCTCGATTCCATCGGTGCAAATCGAGCATCTTTTCGCCATCTGAAACCTCGATGATTTCATACGTTGCGGGTGACCTGCACCCTAGGAAAAAACCAAAACAACCAAGCACACAAAAACAAAAAATACGATGAGCCATGTCACTTGGACCTCCTAGTAAACTTGAGCGATCTCATACCGCACAGGTTGCGCCTTGCAACCTACGATGCAAACGTAAACGCAACAACAAACACAAAGACAGCAAACGCGATAAACCATAGTAGTATCTCCAGCATCATTCACCTCCATACGCCGCCCCGAAGTGGGTTGGCTACAAGACTTCATCTCCAAAATACTGCACGGGATACGTCCGCACTTCCTCGCAGAACAAGCACTGATCTTTATCGGTATCGTCGATGGCTTCCCAGTCGTGAGTACACTCCTCAAAAGCCTCGGAAAAAGAAAACTCGCTGGCCAAAAACAAAACCCCTAGGCTTCGATCAAATACAATGAAGTCGCCGACAACGGCCTCCGCTACTTGTCCGCTGGCCGTCTTGATGTAAATGCTCGTGCCGTCGTGCGTCGCCTTCGTGCCATTTGATTCTAGCCACAAAATGATTGAATCCATTTCTTTATTGTCCGGCTCGTTGTTTGTAGTAAACTGCCTAGCCTCGACCCACGCGACTTTTCTTATGTATCTGGCCATAATTCACCTCCATACGCCGCCCCGAATTGGGTTGGCAAAAGGATCGGCAACCTTGGACAGTTGCTCAGCACGCCGCATGTAGCGATCATTGGCTGATCCCCTGGACGATCCTGGTTCGCTATTCCGCTGGCCCTTCTTTACCAAAAAGCGGGTGCGTTTTCATTTCGTCGACCAGTCCATTTTTGAGCGACTTGTAAATCTCGGTCGACACAAAAAGGTTTCGCCCTTGTCGGTATGCAACATGCGCCACCTTTTCGGCAAAGTTCTTCCCTTGCTTGGACCACTTTTTGCGAATCCTCACTTTGCTTGACCTAGGAAATCGAACTTGCTTTCGCTCAACCTTGACGCAAATCCGATCGTCGATAAACACCTTGAGCCCGTAGATTGACTCGATCATTCCGCTGGCCCCTCGATCGCTGGTAGTTCGTTGCGTCCGAGCGCGACGCGGTTCAAGGGTCTGGATTCAACGTCGATGATATCGCTCTCAACATCGGCAGATAGAGCCCGTTGAGCGTCTGTGTCGTCGATCACGCACCAGCCTCGGGCTATTGCGTAATGCATCGCCGTTTTCATCGCTTGCGGAGTATACCATGCGTGCCAAGGGCTTGAGCCTTTAGACCAATCTCCCTTCGGGCTTTCGGCGTACTTGAACGAATCCGAAACGTCTCGGCGTTCGTGAATGAGTTTCTTCGGAACCCATCCCGCATAAACAAGCGTCCCTGTATCGAGTCGCTTGACCAAGACCACAACGCCCCGCAGTTCCGCTTCGGTCGTCGGCGGGTTGTCCAAGTCCATCGACCGGATAACCGCGTCGCCGGTCTCAGTCACCTCGATCTGATCGTTGTAGCTGATCGGAATCGCGACCATGTGAGCCCCTGCCCGATTCGCCAAAGCGTTCAATCCGCGATGAGATAGCTGGTAGGTTAGCTGCGGGTCTTCGCCTTGTCGCGGTCTCCTTGGAATCGCATAGGCCAGAGCGGTTGCCCCGGTCCCAGGGTAGATTCCCGTAAGAGCCGAGACTGCGACTACCCGGCCAATACTCTCGACCGTACACAAGTCAAAGTCCTTCGGGTCTCTAGCTGCCGCCCTGGATGCCGCCAGTGCCGCTGCGACGCGCCCAGATGCCTCCTTGGCCCTTTCTTCGCCTACCATGCTCTTGAGCATCGGGAAGCTGATTTCGTAGCATCGCTCTCGGAACGTAAGAACCTTCCTGGCCGCCTGAACCACCGCAACGGCCCCCGCTGCCTGTTTACCCGTAGGGATCTCTACCGCTGGCTGTTTTCCGGTAGGAATATCTACCGCCGTCGCTGGTTGGTCTGTTGTCGTTTTCGTCATCGTTCTATTCTCCCTCGTAAACCCTTCGCTTTGGCAACCGCAAGGGGACAATCCCGCTGCTGTAGTATTGCTGCCAATTCTTTGTTTCTCGTCTTGTCTCGTAATCCTGGACTAGCCTGTGTGTGTCCTCGGCCCCCATTCGCATCGTCGCATCGTCAAGCTCATACAATGCCACCGTTGGCGGTATGCCCCGCGTTGACGGCTTTGGCTTCTCGACGACTGCGAAAATAAATCGGTACGATTCCCTGATGGGCTCTTTGTTTGCGTGCGAAAGCTCCACAGCCCCCTGGTAGATGAAAGCCTGCCGATGATACCCATAATCAACCGCCGACCATTGCCACCTGTGCGGGCTTGCGTCGTCGGTTGTCTTGATGTCAAGGATCAACCGCATCGAGTCGATAACGCAATCCAGCCGAGCCTTAAACCGATGCCCGAACAAATCAAAATGATGCTCCACCTCGACCCGCCGAGGCTGCGCCATGATCGCCGCAAACTCAGGGTGATTATTTAGTGCCTGAACGCAAGCCACCGCGTCGGCGTAGTCTTGATCGTCGAGGATGGTTTTGCCTTCGCAGTCTGCTAAGTATTCGGCCCAAGCCACCTTGCCCGCTGTGGTTCGCCTGTCGACCTTTGGGGCAACCGCAAACCGCTCGTCGAACCTCTCAGGCTCCAACGCCAAGCAATGAACCGCATGACCCATCGCAAACGCTGCCGTGTCTTTTGGCGGTAGGCTTGGTGGATCGTCAACATATCGCATCCGGCATTCCATCGGGTTTTGGGCCAGACAACTCAGCATGGAATGCGATAGGGCCTTAATCGCGTAATAGTCACTCATGGCTAGTCCCCTCTGCCGGATCGGCCACCCTGGCTTTTATCATTGCATCGGCATAGGCGAATTTTGCTTTTTCTCGCGACAGGCAGTCTATCTTGCGACCTGTCTTCGGAGATATCTTGCCGCCCAAATGCTCTTCGATGTCCTGCTCGCTTGCGCTGGCCGCAAAGTAATCCCGCAGGCTCATGCCGGTCGAAACAAAGTTGCGTGCATCCACACACGGAAACGCTGGCCCGCCGTCGTCAGTTGGTTTCATCGGCTCGCCCCCCTATCCTGGTCGTTGTCTAGCCCCTCATCCAATTCGCGTGAATACATCGGCAACAGATTGACGCCCTCGGCCACTGGTTCGGCGGATAGTCGCTCGATGAGCGCGTCGGCGTATCTAACCGCAACATCCGCGACTGTTGCATAGACCCCTGATTCCTCAGGGTCGCTCAACAGCCCCTGCATCGCCATTGCCGCGATCTCTCGACGGCTTGGCCGCCGCTGGGCTTCCTCGATTGCCCTGGCTGCTAGCGTGAAGACGTCTTCGTTCGCTGGGTTCCTGTTTCCGAGTACGTTCCATAGCATATGCAGGCCCGCATGATATTGCTCTGGCGTGCATTCAAAATCAAAATTGTATTTATCACTCCCCATAAATCACCTCTGAGAAAATAGCCAAAAGAATCGCAACACAACCACCGGCAAACAATGCTCGGCAGATCTCGACGGTATCAATCATCCATGAGCCCCCATAGCACCATTCCGCAACCGAAGGAGCAACCGAGGATAAAGCCGGTTAGGACAAGTAGGATTGCCATTATTTGAACTCCACATCGACAGCCCGATCCATCATGTGCAGGAATCCGAACTTTTTAATCCGGTTCGCCATCTTTTCCCATGCGTCGATAGTTCGCTGCTTAGGGTATTTCTTGTCCATGATTCGAGCAACTTCCGAAGGCCCTCGACCCTCCGAAACATGCGAATCCACTTCGGTCAACTCATCGCGGGTGTATCGCATAAAATTGCGTGCTGGCTTCGCTGCCACCTTCCCCGCCTTGGGTTGGTCTTGCGCTAGCCTTGCTGATATCTTGGCCTGTACGCTTTCCTGGCCCATCAAAAGCTTTTTGGCTGACTCTAGCCTTTCGCCGAACGTCGAAACCTTCGTAGGCTCAACCCCCCCCGTCTCAATCCAGTATTCCGCACAAAGCCGCTGCCACTCAGGGGGCCACGATTGAAACTGTTGTAGCGCGTTGAATTTATTCACGATGCACCCTCCAGTTCGGCAATCTTGTCATCGATCGCCGTTCGGATCGCCTTGACCTCGCTCAAAACTTCCTCGATGTGATCAAAGATACCCATGAGCCCCGTGCCGAGATCGTCGCGGTCCTCGATCGCATTTCGGTTATGCTCCAAGTTCTCGATCGCCCGAAACAGGCTCGCATGTCGACGCCTCAAAAAACTAATAATCTTGTCTTCCATCGTTTCAATCTCCAAAAAAGTCTAAGCAACTTCCAAATCAATCCGCTTTTTAATCGCTTGGCCTCGCTCAATTATTTCGCAATCAGCCTCCCATTTCACGCCGCTGGCAAGACTCAAGCCCGATACCATCCGCTCAGACAATGCTTCCGCTGCCCTTACGCCAGGGTCGAAGTGCATTCCTACAAAAATCAAATCCATCATGTGTGTAATCGGGTTATCAAATACCTCGATCTTCCACCACCGGCCCACTGTAAACCCGTCGTCAGAAAAGCAATCGTAACGGAACGTGCATTTCGCTACCCGCGTTATCCGGGTCCGGTCTTTGGGCTTTTGTTTCAGCCATCGCCCGTTAGGTGCCTTGGTCCGCTTTCGCTGCTTACGCCGAGCCACGACCAGCAAATAAAACTCATCCATCAGCCCGCCCTCCGTGGTCGGCAATAAACGACTCAATTAGTTCGACAGGCACATAGCCGTAAACATCATTGGGAAACACTGGGCCGTCTGTGTAGTCAGCCCATGATTCAGGGGGCGTTAGCTGGTTGCCGTTAGCGTCCAGAATGTACCCCGCCTCCATAGCCAGATACGGCCCTTCGTCTTCTCTCGGCGTGCAATAATGCGTTCGGCTGGCCTGTATCGAAAGGCTAGTTCCGTCGCTGCAAATTGTCCTAGGTTTTATCGCCATTATTTCCCTTTCAAGCAATCCAAAGTAAAACTCATCCATTTGGCCTACCTCGCTTTCGCTTCACTGCTGGAGCTTTCGCAGGGTCGTATTGGACCGGACGCCCTCTGCCGCGAACGGGAATCGATGCGAGCGTTTCCTTGCGATTCAACCCGAGGATCTTGATCGCCCGATCTACTATCGCTGCCCCTACAAACGGCGATTTCTCAACTCCCTCAGCCTTCGCCGCTTCGCTCAATAGCTCTGCGATGCGTAACGGTTGCGTTGTGTTGACGTTGACGGTGTCACTCATCGATCTTAACTCCAAAGGGGGTTCCGTCGGCAAATTCAAATAGATCGAAAGCAACGGCCATTTCGTGTCGGATGACTGAGCTTCCAGACGCAACGTAGATGCCAAGCTTGCTAGTGCTAACCACGCTTTCGAAGCCCGTCCCGTCCTTTAAGCGGATCGGCTTGCCCCAATGAGGCAGGTATTCTTCCGCATTCGCAAAATGTCGATAGCGTGCGGGCTTCTCGATCTTGCGGATGATAGCGCATCCATAAAAGTGCTTGTCGTCGATCGCTCGAACGAGATCGTCTAGCCCGTTGATAAACCATTCGCCGATCTCAGGCTTGCCGATTCTCACCAACTCCCAGCCCTCCGGTACGCCCGGTATTTTGTCGCTACTCATTTTCCTTGGTCTCCTCGGTTGTCGGTACGTATCGCCAAACTCCACCGCTAATTTGCAGCTCGCCTGCTTTGGGGTTGCCCTCTCCGTCTGAGACATCAAGGCTTCCGGACAAAGTCAAGGGGTGCGAATAATCGGATTCAAATTTTGTTATCGCGTCCAAAAGTTCCGCGATTGCCCTAAGTTCGTTCGCTGAATGCAATGCCATTATTCGCCCTCCTGTAGTGTTTTGCGTAAGTGTTGGATTGCCGGGTCTTGTGCTTCAAGCCGCTGCCGTAGGAGCTTGCAGTAGATCGCTAGTGCGTTGGCATGGCTCTCGATTTGCGTGATTTCCGCAATCGTCATCGAGCCTATTAGCGGGATCTCGTCGCTTGCGTCACGAATCGCTAGAGCCGCCTGCCGGATATCGTCGAGTAGTTCTTCGTCAGTTTTTTTCACGAATAATCCCTCTCGGTTAAGTGTAGTTTCGCCATCGTCCCGCGAGCCCAATTGGCTAGCGTCGAGGGTGTGTTTCTGGCCTCTGTCGTCTTGGCTTTCGCCTGTCGGCATGCTTTGCATTGAGTGTCGAGCCCGTCGCGAGTCCGGTTGGATTTGCGGTACTCGCCGAAGGGCTTGGTGGTTCGGCATTTGGTGCAAGGTTTCATGAATGGCCTTACGCAGTTGCCAGATAATCGCCTTGGCATCGCCGGTTGTACTCAGCAAAGCTCATCGAGCCCTTTTTGGTTTGAAGGGTCGCGAATGCCTGCTTTGCTTCCCTGATCGTCTTGAATTCAACCTCGTGCCAAACATCGCCATTGCTGGTGACGTGTGCTAGAATCTTCGACCGATCCGACCAGCCATTTCTGGCAAGCTTAGCAATCGTCTTGAATGGCCCTCGAATCATCTTGCCGTGCCTAGAAAAATGCTGGCCGCAAATCACCAAGAAATCATTGTCGAATTTCATCGTATCGTCTCCAAAAAGGTGTGAGTAAAAAGACCCCGAAGGGTTTCGCCGTTCCCGGCTGGTTAGTGGGCTAGCGTGCTAGGTAGCAAGCCTCCTGCGTATCTCGGTAATCGTAAAAAGCCTGACGGCAGTCGTCGTTCATTCCGACCGTCTTGGCGTTGATATTGTCGAAAACGTCGTCTCGATTTTCGCCGCATTCGTAGATCAGGCACAATTGGCCGTCAATAAAACTCTTCAGGTCGGCGGCTAGTTCGCAGGTCGTCATCGTTCATCGTCTCCGGTTAGTGGTTTGCGTCAGCGTTGTTGCCGACGTGTGTATATTATCGGGCGGTAAATTAAAGGTCAACAGGTTTTCGGGAAAAGATGTGGAAGTTTTTTTGGGGCTATACCGCCCTAACAAAACCTTGAAAGGCCAAGTCCCTGAGCGGGTTGTATCGCATCGCCGAAACGCGAAATGTCCCGCGCACCCCGATTAGCCGCAATGCTTGCCTGCCAAGGTCTATCGCCTCGGATTCGCTATCCGCCAAAACATAGCTAGAACCAAGCAAGACGTTTCGATTCTTGCCTGTGTACGCCGTTACCTTCCACTGTCGTGTTTCCATCGCTTCACCCCTCAAAGCCGGAGCCTATCCCGGCATCAGGCGTATAGCGAACTAGCTGATCTTTACCAGACTCAGGAAGTTAAGCCCGTCCCATTCCCCTCGGTAGACTTGGCCTGTTGAAAGCGAAAACTCGATTTCGACTGATACGATTGCGTCGTCGCTTTTGAGTAGGTCGTTTGCTGCGCTGATTGCTTGCTCGAATGTTGCGTTCATCGTTACTGCCCTGGTTTGCGTTGCGTCGTCAGTCTCAATTGCTTCCGACGTGTGTATATTATCGCCACCCCAAACAAAGATCAACACCTTTATTCAAAAAGATATCGAAGTTTTTCCCGAAACAAGCGTTTCGCCAACGAAAACGCAGGGAAAAAAGATTGCGGTTTTTTTGGCTAGACCCTACGAACGCCAGATTTTGAGGGCTTCGTCGATCGTGATCTGCTGCTTGCCGAGCTTCGCGTTGACCGCGTTGTGCAACGCTACGCCCCAGGCGAAGAATGCTTCGGGGGATGAGAAGTCGGGGGGCATCTCGGCTAGGATCCGCTGGTAGCCGTCTTTGCAATCGCACCGCTGCGGGATGAGGTATTGCCAAATGTCGAGCCACTGAGGGTCGCACCCGCGATAGGAATGGAGCTTGGCCCAAGCGAATTGGCCCTGCTTGATTGTTCTCTCGATCCGCTTCGCGTTGACTTGCTCTTGGCTGATTGTCGGCGGCGGATCGCCCTGCATCGTGATCGTGAAAGATCGCGGTTGCGCTGGCTTGCCTGGGGTAAATGGCGTTCCATCCATGTTGATATTTACGACAGATTGATTGTCCACGATGGAGCCCCTGTGCAGACTGATTGACTTGAGAAACCCGAACACGTTTGGGTCCGAGTGTGGGCGGTAACTGTTTGATTCCACTTTTGAGCAAACTTAGGCAAGCATCTTCCGTCTGGCAAGCAACATTCGCAATCGTCTAGGAAGTCGCAGCAAGCTTCGTTGCAATTGCCGATAAAACAGTCCGATGTATCGAAATAGGGCGGTGTGGTTTCGCCCGCACCGCCTACGCTAATCGCACAACCGCAAGCCGACAAATCCCCAAAAGGAAACCCAACTCCCGGCCTGAAACACGTCGCTTCATTCTCTGGGCTGATCTGAAAATCAAGGCAGTTGACCGAAAACGCCGTCCCTGGGCATTCA